CTATGGTGAGCTCAGACCCGCCGCGCGCGCCTGGATGGCCTCTCGGAAGTCATGCACCGCCTGCAGCTTGCTCTCATCGCACAAGCGGCCAAACTTCTCGGCCGCAGCGGCTTTCAGGAGGGTCTTGTCATCACGCGGCGTGGCGCCGATCCAGCCGCCGCAGGGCTCGAGGTCGAGCGCGTCGAGCCCCGCGAGATCGCGGGGCTTAGGGCCACAGCTTGCGAGCACCAGTAGCGAGATAATTACCCAGGGGCGCATCGCCGCCCTCCTCTTTTGCCATGTCCTGGTCGAACTGCTCCGCGCCGGCGGAGATCTCGGCACGGCGCATGTCGTCCACACGCCGGAGCTTGGTCGCTTCTTTGTAGGCCTCGACCCTGGTCTCGAGCTGGTCGCGCTCCGCCCTGAGCGAGACGATGTCAGCGCGCTGCCAGGACGCCCACACGATGACGATCGCCAGTGCCGCGGCGAGGAGCGACAGGAGGACCGTCCGCCAGTTGGCAGCGAACCAGATCATGAGGCGATCTCGAACGGAGTGTCGCGGATTGCAGCCCATCGCGCATAGGCGGCAGCGAGGCGCTTGTGATAGCCGTGCCGGGCATATCCGGGGCCATTGTAGCCCCGAGCGAACGCTGCCCACTCGTGACCACGAAGCTCATCGTCGAGATGCGTGGCCTTGATGAAGTCGACCATGCCGTCGAGCTGGTTCGCCTCGCTCTCGGTGAAAGCTTCGACCATCTCGAGTGCGGTGTTGTATCCCGCGGCTTCGTGGTTGAAGCCCATGATCTGACCGAGGCCCCAAGATGCCGAACGGAGCGCGGTTTCGGTGTCGATCTTCATTGCCTGCACCAGGCGCGGATAGCTGTCGCGGGGATAACCTTGCTCGCCCCAGTGGCGATAGGCGAGGCCCTCCCGCGCAGCGCGATCACGCTTGGCGCCGGGGCCGAGCTCCTTCCAGAAGATGTGCGGCTCGAACAGCATCTTGGGCCGCCCGTGAGCGTCGAACCCGCTGCCGCTGGTCTCGACATCGAGGACGGCATGGATCTCGTCCTCGCCGACACCGATCAGTGCGCCGATGCGCGGGAGATCGATGTCGGCGAGACGCAGGGCTTTTCCCGTGAATTGCATCATTTCCTCCATACGTCGCGCAGCGCCGCGGCGAGGCGGGTCACGCAGATTGTTCGTGGGTAAAAGGGAGCAGAGAGAAGCGAATAGCGGGTGCGCTCCTCGGCCGGGATCATCTCGCGCAGCAGCGCGAGCTTGTGGTAGACGCTCGCGACCACCAGCAGGCCGAAGACGATATTGGGTGCCGCGCGTCCGAACGGTCCCCCGGGGTGCCAGGCTGAGCCCATGAGGATCGGAAGCACGTCCCAGTAAGCGGAGCGCAGCGCGATCGCCGTCACCATTGCTGAGACGCCCCAGGCCATGTGGTGGACCCTTCGGTCGCTTGAGCCAAGCAACATGGGCCAGAAACCGCGGGCCACGAGCAAGAGGCCCGCTACCTGAAAAATCGACAGCGCTGCCGCCAGTCCTTCACTCATTGCTTCTCGCCTTTCTTCTTCTGTCGTGCCCGCTCAAGCTCCGCGATCAATGCCTCGGCTCGCGTTTCGACTTTGCGCACCTCCGCGCTTGTTTGGGATTTCATCTGTGTCGCGATCTCGGCCGTCTGCTGGCTGCGCTGGGACCGGCCGAAGAGGGTGTGCCAGAAGTCAGCCATTGCCGTTGCCCTCCTTGATTTCGGAGGTGAGCGCATCGAGGACGCGGTGGTTCGTGACCAAAAGATCGCGCATCTGGGCAGAGGTGTCGCGAAGATCATCCATTCGCCCCGCGCGTTCGGCGCTGAGTGCCTTCCAGAGCATCACGACCGCGTAGCCCAGAAAGAAGATCACGACGGCGGAGAGGCCGCCGCCGAGCGCATCGAGAATGTCAGAAAAGGGAATGTTCATCGCGCCTTGTCCGAAATGTTATGCTGCTGAACGACATCAATCACGCCGCGAAGAGTTCGATGATTGCGGTGTCGTAATCGAAGAAAAGACGATACGTCGCGCCCATGTCCGTCAGCCCCTTGAGGCTCGGATGTACATCGTCCCCGTTTGCCGTATTGAGCTCATAATCATCGCCCTCGAAAGCGGTGACGTCCGCGTTGGCAGCCGCGAAGTCCCGGCAGGCGGTGCGGATCTTGAGCAAGTTCGCAAAGCGCCGCTGACCGTCCGCGTCGTTAGGGTAGGACGTCACCACGCCGAGTTGCGCCGCCTCGGTTTCGGGCTGGCCCGGCACCGGGAGGTGCGGAACAAGAAGGACAGTCGTCATCGGATCGATCCCGAGCCGGGCCTTCTTGCGATCGTGCTCTAGCTGCAACCATCCTTGGTAGGTCGCGGCGTCTGGCAGTGTCGTCGCGTCGAGCCTGAAGGCATCGTTAATCCCCTCTGCCCAGTAATCCGTTATGAACTCGATGCCATAGCCCATGCGCCGCAATTCGGCCTCGTATTGCAGGAACCCCTGTACCAGCACGGTAGAGAATAGGTTTATGCCACCATCATCGGGCAGACGGCTGGATGCAGAATTCAAGGTGCTGCCATCTGACAGAACGGTTCCTACCGGAGCAAGAAGTGTCCCACCGATTGCCAGCTTCATATGGAACATCGGAATTTTGAACGGCGTCGGCGCATAGAGGTGACGATCCGCGAAACCCTTGAGTGGCCCCATCTTCGCGGCCCTGTCATTGTAGCCGAGCCCGACACCCTCATTCCCGGTCGATAGGCCGTTTGAGGTCTCGCGACCATCGAGGTAGGTCAGCTGCTCAAATGTGCGAACCTGATCGCCCTCGGCTATCGTCTTATCCACGCCCGTCAAAAACGTATTGCCGTAGTACCGCTGCCGAAGGCTGGGGTCTGCGGTGAGCGTCGGATCGGTGTCCATCACCAGGGAAGTGTGGTGCGTGCTCTCCCCCGTCCACAGTGCGACGGCACACCGCTTCGGGCAGACCTCTGGTGTGAGATAATGCCCACGCTTGGCCAATTGCTTAGCGAGGAAGCTACGCACCTTCTTGGCCTCGTCGAGCGTGAGCGTTCCCGAGGCTGTGGCCACGCAGACTACGCGATAGGGATAAGGCACAGCGCCCGCTCCATCTTCCCGGCTGGCCCCGAGGAAAATGCTGCCAGTTTGTTGCGCGGTTTTCTCCGCCCAGATCCCGGTCAACCCGCCAATGGCCTCGCCCTTGAGCGCCGCACCATCGCTGAGACGACGCTCGAAATCACGGATGCCGGGACCGCTTATAGAGCGCTCGCGCGCTAGAGTGTTGCGATAGTAGGTGGATAGGATGGAGTCGGTGTTCCTCGGGAAAGTAAGCAAGTAGTGCCCCCGAAGAACATCTATCTCGTAGACCAAGAAGATCGTCTGGGCCGTGACTGTGTTGGGCGATCCGACCCACGCGTTCTCCAAAGTCAGCACGCCATCATCCGCCCAATAGATCGAGCCACCCGTGTTCGTTCCTGAATACGTCAGATCAGAGGTATCAATGTCGACACCGCCGATAACATCTTTCAGTATGGTTCCATGCCCTTCGTCACAGGGCCAGTAGTGATTGAGAAGGCTGCGGCCCTCCGGCTCATCGCGGTTGGGGTTGTATGCCTCCCAAACGCCAGAGGCACCGCGCCGAACAATATCCCCGACAGTCGAGCCGTAAGGCATCCTGTTGGCATCGCCGATCCGAACCCATGCGCTGGACTGCACCTCGTATAGGCCATCAACCGCCTCATCACCGGAGCCGCTCACATATCCCTTGTCACCGGCGGTGAGTGTGGTTGGATCAGTGAGACCCGCAACGCTGGTGGCGCGAGACACCACTCCCGCATAGGTTTCAGAGAGGTCACGGGCATTTTCAGCCGCAGCTTGGGCGGCAACGGCGCCGCCCTCCGCGTCTTGGGCTGCTGTAGCGTAACCAGAAGTTTGCACACGATCGGCAGCGGTGGCTTCAGCATCAGCAGCGGTTGCCGCCTTCGCATCATCGAGCGCGCCAAGATTGACGAGGTCAGACCACTCCTTCGCGCTTTTCGTTCCGGGGCCACCGGGCTCTGTTCCCTGCGCCCACTTTTCCGATAGGGCGGCGCTGTCGCTGGAATTCGTCGCATACTGCTGTGCCGCCTCAACTTCATCAGCCGTTGGTCCGTTTTCCCAACCAAGCCCATCGGCGCGGACCATCGGAACCCGGCCAGGCTGGGGATCGAATGCGGCCATCGGCTTGCGTGCGCGCAACGCTGCGCCAATCTGGACACGATCCTCCTGAGCGCCCATCACGTCCTGATCGAGCTGGGCCTCCATTCCCGCCTCGCGCCCGTCATCGCGAGCCATCCATCCCTGCTCGAGGGGCGTCGCGCGATCGACCCAGAGCGTGCGCCCATCATGCGTGGTGGCAGCGGCAGCGGTTAGAAGGAGGTTCCCCTGGTCGGCCGCAGTTGCCGGATCGACGCTGAAATCCGCCCCGTCGAGCTGGGTGGGAACGTCCTCGATCAGCACATAGGCCACGATGGTGCCCGTCAGATAGGGATGCGGGATGGGGTAGGGGCCGACGCCCGAAATAGTATAGGCCGGAGCCTGTGCGTAGCTTTCGACGGTCATTGAGCGTCTCCGAGTGCGTTGTTCAGGTCAGGCGATCGTTCGGGCAGGAAAGATCCTCGCTCCCACCAGGAGGTGGTGCGGAAGTCGCGCGCGAGGCGCTTTTCGTATTGGCGGAACTGCTTGTCGGCCTCCGGGTCCAGGAAGGGCTGGATCTGGTCCCAGAGCATGCGATCGAGTGCGACGCGCGTCGGGATTGGCAAGAGCGGCTGGAAGGTCGCGGCCGGGTTGTAGCGCCGCGCGATCTTCACCAGGTCACGGCCGATCAGCGGTGCTTTGCCTTCCGAGATCCGCGCGGCGTTCGAGGCGACGGCCCGGGTCACGTCGCCGGCGATGCCAACCACGGGGCCGGCCAGCGTCTCTGCCAGGCCGCCACCGGCGCGACTCGTCTCGGAGGCGAAGAAATCGCCGAAGATGCCGACGCCGCCGCCCTGCATGAACGCCGCCATCCAGAACGGCGTGTCATCCATCGGCCGCGGGTCGCGCCCTTTGGCGATTTCCTTCAGCTGCACCGCCAGCGCGCCCATCAGCGTCATCGATGAGACCCAGGCGGTGGCATAGGTCGCTTTTGTCCAGAAGCCCTGCATCTCGCGCACGCGCCGGAGCTGGTTGAAAAACACCGAGAGCGAATAGCTCTTGTACATGATGCTCGAGCGGGCCAGCTCGCCGATGAACGAGCCGGGCTTGCTGTCGCCGAGGAAGGTCGCGCGGCCGCGAAGGCTCGACGATGGGATTGCGTATTCCTGATGCGCCTGCCAGAGCCCCGACCAGCGGATCGCGATGTCCTCCGCCTCGGCGCGATCGAGCGTGGTGTGCTCGAGAAACCAGTTCGGGTTGAGATGTTTGCCGCCGCGCGGGTCGGTATAGATCGCCTCGGGTGCGCGCAGGGCGTCCCAGTCGCTGGCGCTGATGCCACGGTTCTCCATGAAGGTCCGCAGCTCCGGCTCGAGCGCGTCGAAGCTGCGGCCGGCGCGATCGGCAAGGTCGGAGCCGAAGGCCATCGAGACGGCAACGCGTTCGCGATCGGTCAGAAAGGCCATGCCGTTGCCGCGCAGCACTGCGTTTGAAATCCGCTCGGTCAGCTCGGGCGACCAGATGTCGCCCATGAAGCGCGCCTGGGCCGCGCCGGTGTCGAACCAGGTGTCGAACACATAGCCCAAGTCCTTGGCCATCTGCCGATCGAGGCCCTTGGTCGAGATCTCGATCATCGTCTTGATCGGAGCATTGGGGTTCAGGGCAATTGCCTTGGCCGCGATCCGCATCGAAACCACATCGGTTACCTGGCTCAGACTGGCCGAGCCGAGCTGCGCCGCCGTGAGCAGGTTGCGCGTGCCAGCCAGCAGGGTCGCCATTGCATGATCGGCCGGCTGGTTCGCTTCCCCCGACAGGATCCGCATCATAACGCGGGCCTTGGCCGCCTTTCGCCGCGCGAGGGCCGAGGCCTTGCGGCCCGCTTCTCCGCCGATCGTCGACGTGTCGCGCTCGATTACCTGGATCGCGTGTTCGAGCCCGGCTTTCGGGTTCGGCCCGAAGCTGCGCATCAGGGCGATATCACGCGCCATGCCGCGCAGATGCGAGATCACGCCCTCGAAGGGGTTTTCGCGCCCGAAGAGCTCGTTATAGGCCATCCAGTCATCGGCCGACTTGAAGTGCAAAACCCGGTGCGCGTTGCGCGAGTTCTTCAGGGCACGCGCGCCCAAGCCCATCGAGGGCGCCCGATCGTCCCAGCCGCGCGTGACGATGCCGCGATAGATATCCTCGAGGAAGGGCCGCACATCGTCATAGAAAGGCTTCACGCCCGACTTGAAGCTGAAGGGCTTACCGGTCGCGAAGTTCTCGATCCGGTGCCAGTCGGCGCGCTCCCACACATCGCGCGACCACTGCTCGAAACCGGCCTGCTCGATCTTGTCGGCATCATGGCTATGCGGCACCCCGAAGTCTTCGAGCTTGCCGATATCCATCCCGTTCGCATTGGCAAGCGTACGGGCCCGCTCGTATTGCGCCTTGATCGCATCGGCGACTTCCTTGGCCGCAGCGTTGCCGGAGGCCTCGCCATGCAGCTCGCGCGTCACCTCCATCAGCTGAGCCCGATCGCGCACCTGGCCGATGATATTGGTGCGGTGCGTTTCGAGGAAATCGCGGATGCCGCCCATGAACTGACGCTCGAGCCCATGGAACTCGGCCTCGGTCCATTCGAGATCCTTGAGCACGATATCGGGGTCTTTCTCATGGGCATTGGCATAGCGCGCCTCGTTGCGGCCCATGACCTCGAGCTGGCGCAGCGTGGCGTGCCGGCGCGCCCGAGCGCGCTTCATGAAGCTCTCGAGGACATCCTCGCCGGCCGCGATCTGAGCCTCGGCCGCGTTCATACCGCCCAGCTTGTAGCGCTCGATCTGATCGAGATAGTCGGCCTTCACGGCCGCAGCGCGCTCGGCGTCGATTTCTCCGGCTTGCACGGCCGCGTCGATACAGGCGTCGAACCTCATGCGCCCCCTCCTGTGCTGCAAAATGACATGCGCTCGATCAGCCGCTGATCGGCGTCGAGATCATCGAGGACGTCGCGCATGGTGAATTCCGGGCTGGCCTTGTCTTCGCTGAGACGGAAGGGCTTGTCGGGGCCAGCGACATCCCCCGCGGTCAGCTCATCGGCCAGGCGGGCGTCCACGCGCTCCGCAGCGGCGCTCTGCGCGCCCTCAGCGTAGCGTGCGGGATCGACGACCGAGATGTCCTGCAGCGGCTCCACAGGGCCGCTCAGCGGCTCGGAGGGTGCTGCGCGGCCCGCCATCGGCTCGAAGGGCGACTTGCCGTCGTAGCCATCCACAGCGGCGCGCAGCGCGTCATGCGGTGTCACAGGCTCGCCCAGTAGATCTCCGATGTCGGCGCGGCCCACTTGCGCCGCCTCGGCGGCGTAGCGGCGCAGGATCTCCTCGGTGGCCGACGGCGCCCGCGCGCGCTCGCCTTTGTAGAAGGCATCGATCAGCGCTTCGCTCAGATCGTCGCGCGTGGCGAACATGTCGCCCTGGGCGAGTTTGTCCCGGATCGCGGCGATGACGCTCTGCCCGTCACGTGCCCCGCTGCGGGCCTTGGCGATCACGCGCACCGTCTCCATCAGCTGCGGCGTGATGTCGAATTCGGGGCGGATCTGCCCCGCCTCGACGGCTGCCCGGAAATAAGCCCAGTCGGGCGCGATCTGCTCGAGCATGCCGATCAGGCTCTCGACCTGCTTGCTCTCGGTCTCGGCGAACATCTTGATCAGATCATCCGCCTCGAAGGCGCGCGCAAAGAGCGCCTCGCGCACGCGGCGGATGCCATCGCGATTGAGCGTGCCGTCAGCCGCAAGGAAGGCGCTGCGTTCTTCCGCCGGGATGAGCGAGAGCATGCGCCGCGCGAAGGGCGCGTTCTCGGGGGCGTTGAACTTGGCGCCTGGCACATAGGCGTCAAACGCCCGCTGATCGAGGAAACCCGCATCGAACTTCGCCTGCTCGGTAGGCGCCATCCGCGCGATCGAGCTCATATTGCTCTCGCGCACGAACTTAACGCGATCGGCCGGGGCCAGCTCGCCCTTGCGCACGCCCACAAGAACCGGGTTCTTTACGCCCTTGGGGACGTTAGCCACGCCCTTGATCTGATTGACATAGGCGGCATAGGCCTCCGGGTTTTGCCCCATTGCCTGGCGGAGCCCGGCAACACGGCCGTTGCCGCTCTCGACCACCATGTCGGGCCCGACGATCGGCGCGCCGCGATCGCTTTCGCGCGACGGCATCAAGCGCTGCGGGTCGAGCCGCGCGGCAATCTCGCCGATCTGGGCATCGCTGGCTGCGCGGGAGCGATCGCGCGGCTGCAGGTCACCGCTGGCGGCCTTTAGATCGGCCATGTCGACGATCTTCCATTCGACCGGCACGCGCGTGCCAGCGGGCGTCGAGATCTCGCTCGGGAAATCGCTTGTGCCTCGCGCGCCGCTTTCGCGGCCCACGCGCGGGTCGAAAAAGCCGTCGCCCGTCGACGCGACGCCTTGGTAGCTACCGCCATCGGTTGGCGTGAAGCTGTCGCGCGGACCGCGATAGCCTTTCCAAGCCTCTGTGCCTTGCACGCGATAGATGTACTGGCCGAGCCGCTCTTGCAGGGCGGGGGTCATGATCTCATCGCCCTTAAGGCCGAGACCTTTCTTGGCCGCGCGCAGCGTCGAGCCCACGATCTGATAGGCGCCCATTGGCGTCGAGATGACGCCACCATTTTTCGACTTCACCCACTTCCCATACGGTCCGTTTGGGTCAGCGAACGCGATGGCTTCATCCACCGTCATTTCCGAGATCTTCACATCGGAAAACGGCCCGCCCTCGCGGTTGGAAAAGCCGAAGAGCGCGTTGTAATCCCCGCCGCTCTCGCCCGCGAAAATCCCGTTGCGGATCTGCGCCCAGTTCTGCGGGGCATCCTTGCCGACGGGCGGCATGCGCCCGGTGCGCAGGGCCTGCTCGGCCGCATCAATCCCTTGGGAATATTCGCCGCCGGTCAGCTCCGCCGGACGGTTCGCCCCCTCGCCACGCACGCGCTCGCGGAAATACTCGACCCCGCGGATCACGCTCTTGCGGGCCGGGCCAGTTTTGCCGGTGATCTTCGGCAGCATATGCGAGATCCCCGCGACGGCACCACCGAAGAGACCGCCAGCCACCCCGCCGATCGCGACCTGGGCGACTGCTTCGCCGGGCGTCACCGGATCCTTGCCCTGCCACGTGCGGACGTCATTCTGCTTGATCACCGCAGGCACCTCGCCCGCTGCGCCGAGCAACGTCTCCATGGCCATGACCCGGGCGACGGATCCGCCGCCGCCCAGAAAGAGCAGGGGGAGCGAGTATTCGTCGGTGGCTGCCCCGAAGAGCGAGCCCGCGAATTTCGTGACCGAACTGCTGCCGCGTGCGAGGGTGGCGTCGTTCTCTTCCTGGTCGCGGGTGTAGCGGCGCTTCACCTCCTGCTCGAACTCGTCGCGGTTTGTCGGGAGGTTGGCGTACTTGCCGGGATCGGTCTCACGCGCAGTCGCGATGAGACCGCCGAGATAGTCGGCGTCGACCTGCGGCAATCCGAGCGCACCTTGCGATGGCTGGTTCGGATCTTGGGGGCGCACCTTGTCCCAGCCACCGAGGGCATCGACCATCTCGTTCTCAAGGTCGATCCGGTATTTCTCGCGGCGATTGTGGCTGTCCTGAGCGTAGTAACTGCTCTCGATCGACCCCAGAAACTGATCGAGCCCAGACGGGATCGCACCTTCGAGCTCGGGCTTGTCTTCATTCGTGCGATCGAGGAACCAGCTCATTGCGCCAAGCTCCCGACGCCTGCGCCGCCCTGAGCGCTACGCGCCTTTGCCGCTTTCTCGCCGGCGGCGATCGTATCAAACCGCGGGAATTTCTTGCCGGTGGTCGCCTCGTATTGCCGGGCAAAGCGCGCAGCATCCACCCGGTCGTACACCTTGGGCGTTCCGTTCTGGTCAAACCAAATGGTCGGAATGTTCCAGTACCCGCCGTCAGGGGCGTCTTCGGTTGCCTCAAGCTCCGTGGACGGCCCGCCGTAGCCCATGTCTTTGGGGGTATCGACACGATTGTCGAACGGCCGGACCTTCATACCTTGGGGAATGAGATCGGCGCCGGTTAGGATGCTCGGACCGCCGGGCGCTTCATCAGGCTTTCGGATCTTCGTGAGGAGGGGCCGGATGTCGACTGCGAACGGTGCGCCGTCATCGCCATAGACATACTCTTCGCGCCCTGTGGCCGGGTTATGAACCATCAGGTTGTAGGTGCTGCCGCCGACGGCGCGCAGATAGGTGTTGCTCCACGTCGCATCATTGCCATGGGCCGAAAGCGCCTCGCCGCCGACTTGCGGTATGGCTCCGGTGGTGGAGATCTCGCGCCAGAACTTTTCACCGAAATTCGTGCCACCGACATTGCGGACCCAGTCGATCGCATCCTCGACATCGCCGCCCTTGATGTTGGACGGCAAGATCGTGACGTGGTCACGGATTTCCTGAATGCCACCGCGCGCGTCCGAGCTGTTGAAACTGCCGGAGCCGCCCATAACTTCGTGCACGGCTTGCAGATAGGCGGCCTGATCCACCTGTCCGTCCATGCTGCTAGGATTTCCACGGCCGCGATAGGCGTAGAGCGCGTCGGCGGCGGCCAGCACTTCATTGCGCACCTTGGTCTCATCTCGCGAGCCCGCCCGTGTGCCGTCGTCGAACAGGCCGGTGAGATCCTTGAAGAAGGTCTGCCGCCGCTCCGACACCGGCGGCATCTTCACATCCTTGTCCTTCATCGCGCGCTGACCGGAGAAGATCTCGCGCGCCAGGCTCTCGGTGCCGCCATGCGCGAGGAGTCCGCCGACATAGCCAAAGATCGGCCCGGCGTCGATTTCGCCGGCGACACGGGAGACGTCCTTGCCGAGAGATCCAGCGAGCGACATGGCGAGCTTTGCGCGTTCGGCCGGCGGCGCATCGAGCCCGGCTTTCTCCTTCCAGACGGCGGCCTCTTCCGGGCTGAACAGCTTGAAGTCGTCGACATAGCCCATCTGGGTCAGCGAGGCCGAATACTGCGCGCGCTTCGTGATCGCGGCACTCAGCTCCTCGGCGCTTGCCGTGGCGGGGTCAGGCAAGGCCGGGGCCGGGTTGAGGCCGATCTTGGCGGCATAGGCGAAGCGATCATCGGCAAAGCCTTTGCGATCGGCATCGACGGATTTCTGCATGGCCTCGGCGACATCCGCTTCGAACCCTTCCGAGATCGGCTTCTTGCGCTGCTCGGTGAGCGCCTTTTCCTTCTCCGCGATCGGCAGCTTTGAGAACTCGGGCATCAGCTCGAAGAGCTTCTGCGCACCGATATACTCGCGCGCCTCCGGCGTGGCTGCGACGAGCGGATCCTTGAGCAGCTGATCGGCCTGATCGGCCCCGGTCCAGGCGCGCCCTTTACCGAAGACCGTCGCGCCATCCTTGAGGAACGAGGTCGCCTGGCTGAGTGCTTCCTTCTGCGCGCGGTCGGCCTCGACCTGCGCCGCCTTCGCATCAGCCGCGAGCTGCGCGGTGGCGCGGGCGCGATACCCTTGCATCTGGCTCGGGTCCATTCCGGAGAACTCGCCCTGGTCGATCCCGTCGATCAGCGCCTGCGGATCAGTGCTGAGCAGCTTCGTTGCCCGCGTCGTGCGCATTTCAGACATCGCCTTCTGGCGACGAAGCTGAGCATCTTCGGGCGTGATCGTACCGTTAGCGACGAGGTCATTGAGATGCTCGTCGAGCATGTCGACATAGGTCGCCTGCGTGGCGGGGTCTGCCGTGCCGGCCGTCTCAACCGTCGTCTGGGTGGTGCGGGCCAGCTGCGCCATCGAGACACTGCGACGCAAGCCGATCGCCTGGCGACCGATTGCCGCGCTGTGCGGCACCTCGAGCTCGTCGAAGAGGAGGCTCGCATCCTCTTGGATATGCGGATCGAGCTTGCCGACGATCTGGGCCTTGAGCTCCTTCGCACGCGCCGGAAATTCGCGATCGATCACATCCGGGTCGCCGACTTGGTCGAATTCCAACCGCAGATCGTTGAGCCCCTTCATCATTTCGATCCGCGCTTCGGAATACTGGCGCTGACGCTGCTCGTGCGCGATTTCGGTGCCGACCTTCATCATCGTGTCGCCGAGACCAGCGACGGCCCCGCCGATATCAGGCTGAGAGATGGTCGGGGTCGCGGAGCGTCCCGCGACGACGCCGGCTTTCGGAACCGTCAGGCTCATTGCAGTACCCCGCCACGTGCAAAGCCCGGCCATAGCTCGGGTGCGGCCGTGAGGAACTTGCCGGCCGCCGAGGTGGTCCCGCGCAGCCAGGAGGTGGTCTTATCGGCCAGCGCTGCTCTGCGGGCGGAGCTTAGCTCGATCTGCTTGGCCTGCCCGCCCGATCGCACGGCTTGGCTCTCGAAGGACAGCTCGCGGCCGGCAGCCTGCCCCAGCGCGATCGCGGTCGGGCTGTCGAGCTGCACCCCACGCGCGGCCAGCTCAGCACGCTGCTGCGCGATCGCGCTGCGCATCTCTTTGCGGCGCCGATTGTCCTCGATCGCGTTGAGCTGCTTTTCGGTCTCCATCTGCTGGCCGATCGCATCGGCCTGCGCTTGCGCGGCCTTGGCGCCAGCGATGCCGGAATAGAGCGTACCGCCAATCGAGGCGATGGTGCCGATCGTTTGCAGCGCCGAAAACCCGGTGGCGGCGGCGCCAGCGGTCGCCGCGGCTGCGCTTCCAGCTGCCGGGATGAGGGATGCGGCGGCGGTGGCACCGGCAGCCGTCGCGCCAGCGGTGCCGAACAATGGCGCTAGAAAGGCGGGGTTACACATTACCGACCGGCCTCCTGAATGGTGGGGGTGATCTTGGTGATGGTCAGCGGTGCGCCACCATGCGGCTCGATACGCAGCGACACTTCCGTCGCCATGCCGCTCTCGACGTCCACGGCGACTTCGCCGCTATAGATTTCGGTGAGATCGGCGCTGACCTGCGCCGGGACGATCGCGACCCGGTCACGCTCACGCACTGCATGCGGCAAGTCACGCTCGATCGCGCGCATGTAGCCTTGCGCAGTACGCATGATCGCCACGCCCACGCGCGCATGCAGTCGGCGCTTGCGGCCGGTCATGTCGCCCTCGGGAGAGGCCGCGGTGACACCAAGCGTTTCCGCTTGGTGCGAGGTGTCGAACATGCCGATCACGCCGCGACTTGCTGCGCGCGGCAGCGTCAGCGTTCCATCCGCCGCGACGTCGAGCGGCCCGAATTCGCCAGCATCGGTCCAGGCATATACGGTCTCGCCCGCCAGATGCGGGATCGAGAAGCTGGTCTCCGCGCTGGTGGTCGGGATCTTGAAGCCGGCGAAGAGGTGGTTGATGTCGTAGAAATCCGCGAGCGGGGAGGCCGAGTAGATATCGGCGAGCTCTTCGATGTAGCAGCGGCTTTCGCCATCGACGGTGCGCCGCACGGCCATCGTCACCGTGTCGAGGTCTCCGGAGCCAGCCGGGGTCACGGCCAAGCTCTCGACAATGCCGCCGGCGAGCGGCACGCGGGCCCAGCCAAGCACTTCCTCGGCTGGGTTGAACAGCATGACGACGGGATCGCCGCTTGCGAGCGTGATCCAAGCCAGTCGCTGCGGCGAGCCCTGCCAGGCGATCTGCGTGAAGATCTCTTCCCCGAAATGAGCAGCGGCCCGTGAAAGGTCGGTCGTCGTGTTCGCGTCGTCCTGAAAGGAGTACGAAATCTGCATCACCCGGCGCCCGTCACGCGAGATGATGATCGGGTTGCCATCGGGGGCAATCGGGACCGCGCCCGAGCTGCCATAGCTGCTGTCGACGCCGATCACCGTCGTGGTTGGGCCGATTACTTGGTTCTGGCTATCTGATCGAGTGGAGAGCTCTTGCCCGATCGCGAAGATATGCAGCGCTCGCTTGCCCCCGCGCAGGCCGATGATCCGGTTCATCGAGGCTTGGCCCGAGATCGTGTAGGCAAAGCTCTGGTCCGCCTCGACCCCGGGCTCGAAATCCGTGTAGCCGCCGACGGAAGAGAACCACAGCGTGCGCGGCTCGCTTTCGCTGGCGGCCAATACAAGGCGCTGATCGTAGATCTCAATGCAGGCCGGGTAGCCGCGCTCATCAGACCATGCGCCCTCGGACCAGCGATAGGTCGAGCCACCGACCAGGTTCGGGGGCATCTTTCGGGTGATGTTCCCAGTGGCATGCGTGGCATCGGTCACGGCGGTGATCTCGACGACGCCCTTGCCGTCGCTGATGAACTCCCACTTGATGCCTTTTCCCTTATCGGCGAGCTCGATCCCGTCAGTATGGATCGGCGGCTGCACGCCGGTATTGGTGCCTGCGGTCACCTTGTAGATCTTGCCGCCGTTACGCATGTAATCGCCAACCGCGACATCCGTATTCGACGTCCACAATGCGATGTTCTCATAGCCCTGAGGCTCGAACATGAAGAGCGCGCCGATATGTCCCGCAGTGAATACGTCGGCGCTTGCGGTCAGATCGACTTCGGGATCGCCCGCGGCCGAATAGGCCAGCGAGATCGTGAAATCCTTGTCGAGGTTCTGCACCCTGAAGGGGCCATTGCTAAAGGCCGCCTTTTCCAGCGCCCAGTTGTCGAGCGCGAAGCGCTTGAGCTTCTGCACCGGACGCGCGCCATCGGCGATGTAGATCACGTCGGCCGACTGGACATAGGTCATCCGCTCGATCGCGGCGGCGTCATAGGGGATCGCGAGCTCGTAGGGCGCGCCATCCTTTTCGACGAGCGCGCCATAGCGCCAAACCCGCATGACGAAGGGTATGAATTCGAGGATCAGCGCGTCGTCGATCGCGAACTGAAACGGGATCAGGCGCGGAGCCTGATCGCCCTTGGTGCGGCCCTTGTACCAGGTCCCCGGCGCGCGGGTGAGACCGCCCTCGAGGAGGGGCAGGAAGCCGCGCGCGGTGCGCAGCCCGGTCTGGTTGCGGATGTAATCATTGCGCGACCACAGAAGCGGCGAGACCTCGCCGCTCGCGAAGGAGCGTTGTGCTGGCGCCGACCGGGTCACAGCGTCACCTCGTCGGCCCAGAAGCCGTCATCGTCGCGGCCATCATAACGCTGTGAGGAGGCGTTGCCGCGATCGCCGCGCATCGCATCCTGCAGGCGCATCTTTGCGAGCTGCTCAAGTCGATCGAGCTTCGACGTGGTGCCGATATCGCGGTTGCCGAGATAGCAGGCGAGGCGAAGCGCGACAGCGTCCTGGAAATCTGCGGGAAGGATCGCCTCATTGCTCAGGCGGCGGGTGAAGCGCACGCGCAAGGGCGCAGGGGCGTCAGCGCGCAGAAGGCCGCTCGCGTCGATCCGGAAATCGACATCACCGTCGCCGACCTCCTGCATTTTCACGAAATCGCCGGGGAGCTGGTAGCTGTAGGGATAGGCGTCTTCAGCTGCGATGCCGGCGGGCAGCGCAGCCAGCGCGGGTAGGGAGACCGAGACCGAGGCGAAGCTCCAGTCGCAGGCCGCGAGGCAGGAGGACATGGCGAGCGGGTACATCTCCGCCGCGTCGCGCGCTTTCTCGCTGTCATCGCCAAACGAGCTCGGCGGTGCGAGCTCGAGATAGCGAAACGCCTGAGCGACGATGATCGACGTGGCAGCGGAAAAGGCCATGCGTACCTCCGGAAGTCAGGCCCGGGCCGAGATCGGCCCGGGCGGAGGCGTCAGCGCGCGCGGTAGTGGATCTCGAAGGGCATCGAGCCCGCGCCGGTCGCATCGGCGGGGCCGTGGGCGTATAGCGAGATCACGCCCGAGGCGGGCTCGGCCGCGAGGCCCAGAACTTGCCAGAGCGGCAAGCCGTGGTTGGCATCGCCGAATGCGACCGGGCTCACAGTATTGCCGGCGGATTTCAGCACGGTCGTGAGCGCGGTCGCGTCATCCTCGGTGCCGATATTCACCGTGGCAAAGCCCCAGTTCTCGACGTCGAACGCCGTGCGGCTGTCGAGGATCGCATAGGCTGGAATGTCGGCGAGGTGATACATCGAGCCGGCGTTATCGGAGGCGGCATTGTCCACCGATCCGGTCGCCACGATCGGACGGCCGGCCACCAGCTCGGGATCGGCGGGTTGGGTATTGGCGGCGTAATCGCCGACCAGGTTGGATTTGACTTTAACAACGGCCATGTCGGGCCCTCCTGTCAGATGGAATGCGTCAGCGGGGCCGGGTCATCCGGCCCGGCCGATCAGGCTTCCTTGCTCTCGATGACCACGACGCCCTTGTCCTGCGCCCGCACCACGTCGGTGTAGGAGCTGACATAGGCGTAGGGCAGGTTCTTGGCCGAGGTGTCGTTCCACATCTCGCCCTTCACCGCCTGCCATTCCGCCTCGACGATGTTCGACTTCGCCCAGACCGGGTTCAGACGGATATCGGCGGTGCCCTTTTTCAGGGGGCAGCGGTTGGTGAAGATCCAGGTGATCCCCATCAGCGTCGTCGGCTTGCCGGTCTCCAGCTGCTGGATCTGGAACGCGTTCAGATTGATCTTCGACGCGGCTGCAATGTTGAGCAGATCGGTTTTCTGCTTCGGCGTGATCGCGCAGAACAGCTCGTCCATGTTGTCCTCGAGGCCGAAGTCCGCGAGGTTCAGCATCTCGACCGCGGTGATGAGCTTTGCGAGCTCCAAGCCGGTTCCGCCGTTGTCGAGGTATTGGCTGGCCGGCAGAGGGGTGCCGGTGCCCGGCGTTTTGCCCTCACGCGCGATGCCCAGAACACCGCCCTCGGTCACCGAGAACTTGCCGTCGGTGCCTTTCGAGATGCCGAGGATTAGATCGGCGCGGCCACGGTTCACGGCCATCGTATGGGCGCGCACGTAGCTCGAGGTCGGATCGGTCGCGGTGCGGAACTTGTCTTCCTTGGTGATGTACTGCCCGGTCTCAACCGGTTCGGGCAGAACGGCCCAGCGGCGCGAGCCGGTGACCGGGTTTTCGGGGTTGCGGCGCGACTTCTCTTTGCCGCGCGAATATTCGACGGCATCGAGCAGGTCGGAAACCGACTGAGCTTCGCCCGAGGCCGGGGCCGGGGTCACTGCGCTCTGAAACGGGTTCTTGGTTTGCTGCGCGACCATCTGGACCGAGGCCGCGTATTGCAGCTTGTGGTGCTGCGTAACTTCCAGGGACATGATCCCCTCCGTGTGAAAACTGACGATGTTGTGTGAGTTCTCGGAAGGGGTGCCCGGATGCCGGACCCTGCCTCGACGATACGCTCGCCTGGGCGGCCGGCTTTCCGGCGGTCATCTGGACCCGATCTAGTGGCTCGGGGTGCCCGTCGCCCTAAATCGTCCCACGAAAGCGAAATACTTCAAGCGATAATTTCGGCGGGAAACGAAAAAAGCGCCGCGCTCAATCCGGCGCGACGCTTCTCATTTCTCGATCTGTCAGTCGATCACTTGCTGAAACTGGCCACGGCCTTCGTCAGCTGGTCGAACTTCGGGCGCAGCCGTTCAATCGTCGCACGATCGCCGGCCGCCGACGCCTTCGCCCATTCGCCGTCCGCCTTCATGAAGTCAGCCAAAGCCGCCTGCGCATCCGAGCGGCTTCCGGTCAGGCCGCTGCTTGCGCCCTTGCCCAGGCCGAGCCCGCTATCCTCGCCGATCGCCTCGGCGAAGACGTTCATGAACCGGATCGTCTGCGCGTCGCCCATGTCCTTGCTCAACCGCCCGATCACCGCCTCGAGGCTTTCCTGGTCGAGCCCGATCTTCTCGGCCGCGAAGCTTGCGACCTGCTGCGCCTTGGCCATGACCGCCGGAGCCTGCGCGCCGTACTCGCTGTGCAGATCCTCCATCATCTTGGCATTGGCCTGCTTGTAGCTTTCCTCGGCATCCGAGCTCAGCGCCGCGACCTTGCCGGCATAAAGCGCGACGAACTGATTGAGCGCGGCCGGCGGCACGCCTTGCTCGTGGGCGATCTTCTTCGCCTGGGCCTCGAGGTCGGTATCCCAGGGCGCATCCTTCGCCCAGTTCTCGGGTTTCGCGACCTCGTAGCCGTCGATCTCTTTCGGCAGGCCGAGCGCCTCGGCGTTTTTCTTGGCCCAATCGGCATAGCTTTCGCCCTCGGCGGGTTTCTCGAGGATCTTGTCGACGCCCCGACCGATATGCTTCTCGGCACTGCGGTGACCGCGCACCAGCTTCGGGATTGCCTCCTTCGGATCGTCGAGGGTCAGGCCGCGCGACTTGAGCCATTCACGATCCTCGGCGTCGAGCATCTTCTCATCTTCGAACCACTTTGCAGCCGGTGGGGCTGCGGGCGGGTCTGCCGGCGGCGGATCTTTCGGCGGGTCGCTGGGGGGCGGATCGGCCGGGGGATCATTGGGCGGCGGGTCTGCTGGGGGATCGGCCGGCGGCGCGCCGCCACCCGCAGGATCATCGGCCGGGGCCCAGGTCATACGCAGTCGCAGAAAGGACAGGAAGTTAGCGGTGGTCTTCATCGTGCTTTTCCTCCGTGAAAAGGCTGTTGAACTCGGTTTGGGTGAGGCCCATCAGGGCCAGAAGTTGCAGGGCGAGATCGCGCTTGCCCTGCTGATAGGCGAGCATTTCCGGCCCGATCGCCTCGGGCTCCGGCGCGCCGTCGATCCGCTGATGGGGCTGCATCAGCCGAAGCCCGGCGAGTTCGATCAAGTCGCCCTCGAGGCCGGGCACATCGCGGGCAGCTGCGCGCCAACGACGGCCGATCGAGATCGCGTCGCGGGGGCGGGTGAAGAGGGTCATCAAGGCTTGCATTCGCCAGCTCATGCGGAGATCTCCATGCTTGCGAGGGTGACCAGCGCTACGTCCGCGCGGCGGTTCTCTGCGGTGAGGCCCCGCGCCTGCTCGAGACGGCGGCGCAGAGCCCGCTCGACCCGGCGCCAGTCGTAGCCTGCCAGCGTGCAGACCTCGCAGAAATCGCGCGTCCCGATCCAGCTGCGCGCCTGCTTGGTGAGAAGCGCGTCCGGATTGCGGCCGAACATGTCGCGGATCGCGAGCAGCAGCACGGACACAAAGATCCGGCGACACGCCTCTGCCTCGTGGCGTGAAATCACTGCCCACCTCCTTGGGGATCGAGCATCCCCGCCTGATGCAGATCCTTCGCAACGCCAGCGCCGCTTTGGGCCGCCTGCATTGCCTGCGCCATCTGCTCCTGCTGGGCGCGCTGTTGCGCGAGCTGGTCGGCTTCGTCGCGCGAGCGGAAGGCCCGGCCCGGCGCACCACGCGCGTCGATCAGCGTCTCCAGGAGACCATCGTCGTCGATGCGGTCGAGCAACCGAGGCTTCGCCTGCGCCAGGGGCCCGATATCGGCGAGGATCCGCAGCAAGGCAGTGCCCTCGCTCGCCTTCTGCGCCGCGGCTGCCGCCGATTTGTAGGTCACCTGGAGAGCCGCGCCTTCCATCTCCGGCGGGGGCGGCGGCAGCTGGCCGGCGCGCCACAGGAGCGAGAAGCGCCGCTGCACCTTGGGCGCGAGATACTCGCCTTGCACCCGGCCTTGATAGGGGGCCCAGAGGCGCTGGCGTTCCTCGTTGATCGTCATGACCTCGGTCGCGGTCATGCCGGTGCGTCCGGCGAGGTTCATCAGCGTGTAGTGGAACGCGTCGCGGATTTCGTCGATCTTCGCCTGCTTCTCCTCGAGCGTGAGATTGATCCCGCCGCCCGTCTGCAGCACGTCGAGCATCCTGCTGCCGTTCATGCCGATCCCGCCATAGACGACATTGCCCGGACGGACGCGACCATTCAGCGGCCAATCGCCCCGATCGGGGGCGAGGATGGTCGGATCGGCGGCAAACTGTGCCGCGCGCATGGTCGCATCGTCCATCCGGTTGTGTGCGCGCGCGGCGGGCAACGCCATGTAGCCGGGCCCGGTGCCGTAGATAGCGCCACTTTCGACATCCCAACGCGGTGCATGAAAAGGCATTTCATCGTAACCGCTCTCGCGCAGCAACGTCTGCTCCATCTCGCAGGCATAGCGCGAGATCCAGCGCTTGCCCTTCACACCGAGCGCGCGCTGGCGCCAGTCATCGTTGCGCAGCACATGCTGGTAGAAGTTGATCTTCTCGACCGAGCCGTCCTCGGCCATCTTCACCAGCTTCGCGGGAAGGTTGCCCTTGAACATGGACATCGCCGCCGCCGGCTTGAGCTTGAAACGGCGCACCACTTCAACCACCCGCCCGAAGGCGTCGATCTCGTAGCAGACCTCAGCCAGCGACAGGGTGACATCGAGGATCCGGCCCTCGTCGAGCATGACCTCGTCGTAATTCGCTCCGTTCCCGAAGGCCGCGAGATCCGAGAAGACCTGCGTCGTCGCGTCGTAGAACGGGCTGACGGCGGGCCGGAAGCTGTCGAGGATGCGATCGGTCACGGCGTCGAGCCAGAGCTTGGCCGGTTTCCACGCGTTGAGATCGCGATTGTTCGTCTCGAGCCCCATCCAGCGGTTTGCCGGGTTGGTAAGCGAGCCGTAGAGGCCCGAGCTGAAGTTAACCTGGGCCGAGATCGGCGCCGAGCTGAGCGGCTTCGAGGTGCCCCGGGTCGTGTGATCGTCCGAGCTGAAGCCGCCACGCTGCGGCCGGATCAGCTCGGCGATTGCTTCCCAATCGCGCTCGTGGCGAGCGCGATCGGATTTCATCTCGTCCCAACGCCGCATCGCGGTCTGGGCGGCGGGATCCTTTTCCCGGATTGCGAAGAGCGCACTCATCAGGCTGCCCCCCCCATCGTCGTCGAGGCGGGGATCCCCGTCTGGCTGGTGAGCACGTTCGCCGCGGCCCCGGCGCGTAGCCGGCGCAGGCGGGCCTCGATGTCGGCCTGCTGGTTCGCCTCGGTGTTGTCCATGGCCGCAACCCTTTGCGCGGGGATACGGGGCTTACTTCCAAAACCACACATGTCTATGTCCTTTCGCTGGTTTTCAGGTCAGGCGCTTCAGGGGCGGGCGTGTTGTAGGGGGCGACCCAGGCGAACTGGTGGAACGCGTGATCGCCCAACGGGCCGAAGCCCGGCATCGTGGCTTCCAGGTGAAACCCGCAAGCCACCAGGAGACGCGCGCCGCTCGGGTGCTGGACCCAGCTGCGCGTCTCGATCCGGTGCACGCCGAACTCCTCGGCGAAGACCGGCATTTCTTTGCGGATCCGCAGAGCGGCCTCGGCGAGCGGCCTACGGAATTTCGTGTGATCGCGCGCCAGCAGCGCCGCCTGCGCGACCCCTGCCTGCCCGGTATGGGAGAGGCCGAGGACCGCGAATGGCGTGCCCACGTCGGTCAGGAGCACCGTGCTGATCAGGCGCGCCGCGTTGGCTGCGCGCCAATCGGCGAAGATGGCCAACGGGGGCTCATGACCGCCGCGCACGACTTCCGCCTCGAGCTGATCCATCGGATCGAGCCGGGAGAGAACCGCGTGCGCGGCGAAGTCTTCGTATGGCCGCACTTGGATCACAGGACCTCCGGCGGCAGGCAGGTACCGAGCATCATTCGCCAGCGGCCCGAAAGGTTCATGACGAGCTGGCGCTCGGCCGCCTCTTGCTGGCGCCGGCGCTCCTGCTCTCGCAGCTTGTCGAGATGCGCGGTGGCAGCTGCGGCGCTGACCGGCAGCGCCTGATACTGCCCGGTAACCGGGTTGTAGAACCCACTCATGCGGCACCGCCTTTTAGGACACGCCGAGCCGCATTGGCCCAGTTCGTCAGCGCACCGTGCTTGCCAGCCGTGCTAACGGCAGAGAGCCCTGCCATGCGGCAGCCGGTGTTGCCCTGGGCGCGATTGCTGAACTTCATCCCCTCCTCGGCCTCGAGGCGGGCGACGAGATCGAGGAAATGCGTGCGGTGCAGCGCCTCGATGTCATCGGCGAGGCGGCGCAGGCGGTCGAGATCGAGGGCGGTTTTTTTCTTGGTCGCCATGGATCAGCCCTCCGCCGGTGCAGGCTTGGTTTGCGCCTTGACCGCCCACATCGCGCCTTCCTCGATCGCGGACTGGGCCAGCGCCTTGAGACGTCCGGCCTCGTTGCCCTGCGCGGTCTCGCGATCGCTGGGGATCTGCTCGACCAGATCGATCAACTCGGCCGCGAGGCCTTTGATCCGATCGACAGCCGTGTCGCTCGAGGGGTTGAAGGAAATACCGACGCGGTATTGGCCTTTGCTCTGCATGTTCACTCTCCGTAGGGATCGAGCACGTCGTGCCCGGTTTGCAGGCCGTCACGATCCCCGGACAGGGACGGCCCTCCATTGTGGCCGATCAGGCCGCGATCTTCCGGGGTATTGGGTTCGGTGGTGCCGTCGCCGCGCACGCGGCTCAGAAGCAGGTATTGCAGGGCGTCCATCACGTTCGCCTCGGTCAGCGCCTTGTTGGGCACTTTCACCTTGTCGCCCTTCTGGTTGACCTCGAATGCCCAGACGTAGCGGGCCTCGAAACCGGCGATCAGCAGCTTGCAGCTCGGATCGATGAGAAGGCCGACGCGACCGGCCGAGGTCGGCGCTTCGAGCGCGGCGCGCACTGCCTCGAGGCGCGGCGTGATGCGGTTGGTGCCGATCCGTTGCGGGCGGATGCGGAAGCCAGCGGCGCGGCTGACAAGGCGGTTCCAGGTTGCGTTCTCGTCGGCGGCTTGGCTCGCGCCATGCTCGCCCGCCATGTCGCCCCAGCCGCCCTCGACGCGCATCGTGCGGAAGCGTGTCTCCAGCAGCTCGGCCAGTCGCGTCCCGAAGGTGCGCGCCATCAGGCGCTCGTCGGGATAGTGCAGCTCCGCGAGGATCTGCCAGAAGACGCGCTGGTTGCGGCCCGTGCCTTCGGTGATCACCTGGCCGATGACGGCTGCGCCCTTGAAGCCCTGGTCGAGGCCGACGCGCAGCGGCACGCCCGGCCATGGCGTCAGCGGCACGTCCGAGACGTGGACGCGGCGGCTGAACTCGCGCTGGAAGACCGGCTCGCCCGCCTTGGTGTGGACGATCTTGTTGTAGACGAGGCGGTCGATCTGATCGCCGCGCCCCATCAGCTTCATCGTCGCGATTTGCTTCTGGTAGTAGGTCGGGCCGAGGTTCTGCAGGTTCTCCGCACCCTCTTCGCCATAGCCGGGCTGACGGTAGAAGCTGATCTGGATTGCCGTCGCCCCCTCTGGCAGCTCGGCATTCATCAGGTCCATCAGCTCGGCGCGCTTCTTCTCGTCGTGGAAGAGACCCACCGCCCAGTTATCCGGCTCCGGCGCGTTGAAGTCGCCGACCATCTGGCCGTAATCGCGCAGCTCGTCGGAATAGCCCCGGAAATGCGCCTGCCCGGGGTAGCGCCCGATCCGGGTGATGCCGTTGACAATCACGTCGACGGGGTTCGTGTCCATCTCGTGCAGCCACATGTCGGTGGTCTGCAACCCGCGCATCGACCCTTGGATATCGTCCCCAAAGGCCATGAACTCGACAGTGAAGAAGATCTCGTTCGACCACTCGCCATCGTGACCGGGCGGCGGCGGATCGTCGAGGCCATCATCGAAGATCATCACAAAGCTGACCGGGCCCCCGCGACCGCCAGACCAGTCGCCGAGGTGCTTGGGGTAGACCTTCAGGAAGTCGGGAATTGTGGTCGACCAGAGCTGCCGATAGGTCGCGCGGACGATCGTGAGCTTGTAATGGCGGCGGCCGTCGATCACCGAGCGCGGCATGCACATGGCCCGGCGCAGGCGCGACTTCAGCATCGTCGTCGTCTTGCCGGAACCGACCGGGCCCTGGATGCCAACGACCGCGCCATCGTCCCAATAGGCGGCCTCCGCGATCGGTCCCGGGAATTCTTCCGGCGCATCGAGATCGAGCTTGTCAGCCCCATCCTCGATCTCTAGCATCGAGATCGCCTGTTTCGCGTCCATCTCGATCACATCGGAAATGTTCGCGTCTCCCCAGACCCCCTTGCCGGTTTCTTCCGGTTGAGAGGCGTTGCCCCCCTGACCCCCGATCGCTGCTCCGAAATTCGCGCTCATGCCCGGACCTCGTTTGCCTCGAAAATGGGAAGTGGCCTCACTGCGAGGGGCAGAGAGGATCGCGCGCGGAGGCCCCCCCGGGGGTCGAGCGCGCGCGCGGGCGCGCCGGCCGCGAAGGCAGGGGGGGTGGTCGAGCGGCGCACCAGGGCGAGGGCGCGCAGGGGGCGCGACTGATTTTTGATCAGTGACGCGAAGGCGAATTTGCGCTGCGATTTCATGCGGTTAGTCATTCCGTCCGATCCTCTCCGTCCGACGATCCGTTGCCCGGTTTCGTAACCTGTTGTTTTCGCTGCATTTCATGCGGCATCGGCGGCGGGCCGATCCGACGCGGTTTCGCGGTGATGTCGCGGGCGTCATCGCCACCGCGACGCGGAGCCTGCGACGGCGCGGGCACGTTGATCTGGGTGACGTTCTGGGTCAGCGCGATGTCGGGCGTTGCCTTGGCGGCCGTGTAGGGCATCACCGCCTCGAGGGCGCGCAGGATGATCGTGTACTGCTGGGCGAACACATCGAGGCGCATGGCGCTGGTGGGCTTCGGCGCGGCCTTCGCAGGCACGTGCGCGCCATCGAACGCCCAGTCGAGGATCCGCTCGGCGCGCGACATCGCCAGCGTGATCGCATCATCGCGGCTGCGCAGGCCCGCGATCTCGGTCAGCACATCCTCGGGCATCCGCAGGCCCTGGGCGGCCAGCCAGTCGCGCAGCTGGGTCGAGGCCTTGTTCTTCGCGCCCTTCGGACGGCCAGCGCCGCCCTCGGCCTCGGCCTCGGGCTGCTCGTCGGGCAGGAAGGTCAGCTGCTCGCCGATCTCGCGCTGGCGCTCGATCCGGTCGGCCATCTCCCGCGCCTCACGCTCCCACTGGTTGTTGGGCTTAGGCATAAAAACCCCCTTTTCCGGGGTGTTGTGGGGAAAAGCCTTGAGATTTCAGCGCCTTGCGGCAAGCCACAACGGTTGAGATTTTGAGCGTTGTGGGCTTTGTTGTGGCTAAGTTTCTGTTTTCTCTCTCTTTTCTTCTATCCACAACGGTACAACGGAGAAGAGAGAGAGAGTTAACACACGGGTGCGCACGCGCGCGCACATACGAGAGGGAAGGCAATTTTGCCGTTGTGGCGTTGTGACCACATACTAACCCATTGGTTTCGCTGATTTTTTGCCCACAACGCGGCCCACAACGCTTGGATTTTGAACCGTTGTGGCGTTGTGGCCCTGACCCATGCCCGCAGGACCGCCGCGTATGCGAATAATGGCATGCCAAGGGGGTGTGGGGAAAGCAGAAAGAAACCTGCAGTTTCAATTGCCTAGAGATCACGTGGGGCATTTCAAAAACCATCCTCGTATTCTTGAGACATCGGCGGCGCAGCCGCGCTTGATTGGGTCGGGGCGCTGTCCATCGGGAAGGAGAGGAAGCCGCCGATCGATTTGAGCGGCACGTAGACGCCGCGTGTGCGCTGCCCGGCGAGTGTGAGAGGGCTGGAGACCGGCTGAGCACCCGGCACTCGCTTCGCCGACTGCGCCCATTCGCCGTTCGCCCAGTGCGACTTCTCGAAGAGCTTGCGCAGCCCTGGCAGGCGCGCGTTGGCAATGAAGAGCGCAGCGTCTGCTTCCTTGCCCCGTACTCTCAGACCAACCTTCGCGAGCTTCTCATTGGCGCGCTTTGCGGCCTCCTCGCGAATGGTGTTGTCGATCTTGCCTCCGACATCTTCACCGCCGGCCACAAGCGCTTGGGGCGCAGCTGGCATTTGCGCGGCCACCATGATCCAGTGCGCGACGTTCCAGAGCTCGCCGCGCCGGAACACGTCAAAGGGCTGACCGATCAGCCATTGCAGCATGTCTTCGGCGTCGGAGCCGATCTCTTCGGTTTCGGTCTGGGCAAAGACAGCTAGCTTCTCGGCCCAGCCTTTCCGCATGTCCTCCGAGGGCATTTCCTCGTTCAGCGCCATGTCGGCCATTGCGATGGTCGTGGCGTAGTTGTCGCCGTTGCGGCCGGAGAGGCCCGCTTTTGCCAACGCTGCGCGCCATAGCTCGAGGCGCTCGGGCCATGTCTTCCATCGGCTGATCAGGGTCCATTTCAGCTGCCTGCCTGTTTCCTTCCACGCCTTGGGGTCCAAATTCAGCTTGGTTGCCTTGGCATCGAGCGGACGCAGGTGCAGAGTGATGAGGCGTGAGCGGTCCTGCGGCTTCATCGAGCCGGGAATGAGGATCGAGGAGAACAGGAAAGCGGAGTAGACGTTGCCGCTCGCGCCTTTCTGATCGCTCGAGCCACGCATCCACTGACCGCCTGATGACGCAACGCGGGCCAGCTCGATGATCGCGCGCTCTTTGCCAGATCCTTCGTCGCCAGGTTCAAGTTCGTCGAGCGCAACCGGCAGGGACGAGTGGCCCAGCCGAGAGGTGATCCCGCTCTTCGTCGCGTCCGTGGATTGAACGAGACCGTGGTCGCCGCCCATCAGGTACTTGATCAGATCCTGGAACGCTGACTTGCCATAGGCCTTGTCGCCAGTCAGCCAGTAGGCCGGACGCCAATCCATGGCGCCGCAGAGCATCAGAACGCCCGTCATGCCGAGCGCGATCATTGGCGTGGTGTCTTGCCACTCCCAACTCCAGGTCTCGAACTGCTTCAGGGCCTTCGTAGCAGGATCTGTCTTTGCACCAGGCTTCTCGGGCGCAGGGATGGGAGGATAAGCTGGGTAGATCTTGCCGTCTAAGTCCTGCGGATCTTTGTCCCCTTCGTCGGTGATCAACTTCTGTCCGCAATGGTAGATCAGCTTGCCGTCGTCATCCTTCCACGCGCCGACGCCGCGCACCGCGCCGTCTGGATTGAACAGGCCCTTCTCTGAACAGGCGCTGATCATCGTCATTGCGGCTGAGGTCTGGTCGAACCGATCGCGCTTGCGGCTGCCCTCCTTGTCGTATTGCGGGAATTTCTGACAGAGCAGCTCGATCCGATCGCCAAAGAGATGCAGAATGACCTGCGCCTCGTGCTTCTTCACGGCGCGCAGCTGTCCGTGACGGTCAAGATAATAGCTCATCTCGCCGTTGACGCCGAGCGGGCGAACCGGGCAGTCCTGCCAGATCGCGCCGCGCGGCCGGCCGGAGCTCGTCTTATCGCCGCCATCATCGGACGTCTGCTTCTTGTTGGAGGCAGCGGCCTTCTTCTCGGCCTTGGCTTTCGCTTCGGGGTCCGGCTCGGCTTTGATCGGCGCGTTTTCCAGCTGTTTGCGCAGGTCGGCATAGTCGGCGCTGTTTTCGGACGTGTCAGTCAAAACGGCACCTCACCGCGGATGCTACCCTCTTCGCCATTGAGCACCGCCAAGGCCAAATCGAGGCCGCCGATAAAATCGTCGCTGATAGAACCGTCGCCTCTCTCGTTTTGGTCGGCTGCACCGGGCCGATTGAGATCACGCAGCATCTCGAGGGTCTTCCGTATCCGCACTAGTGCCGCCAGCGATGAAATTGTGTCCGCTGCGGCGAGACCAGACGCCAGAGACCAAGTTTCAATGTCGCTGATCAGCGCTGCGCGTGCCGCCTCGACGCTCTCTGCACGGTTCCAAAAGAACGGTTGCATGCCATCCGTGGGGAGCGCGGAATACCAGGCGCCGCGCTTGCCTTCGGCATGCACGCCGCCGACAACTACGGAACCAAGATAGGCGTTCTCAACTGGCGATCCGGGGTAGGAGGGACGAAAGCTGATCATGACGCCACCTTCGGATCAAGTTCGTCGGCAAGGCTTACCAGCTCGTCGATCAGCCCCTCGATCGAGCGCGTATCCGGTCCCTTCTGAAAGGCCCCGAATGGAAACGGCCGACGCGAATACTCGAACTGCGCGATGGTCATCTCGAGCTCGTAGCGCAGTTGGCTGATCCTACCGCGCAGAACGTTGGCCGCGTCTCTGCGCGCCCGGTTGATCGGATCCGCCTCTGCCGCGATCGCAGCCTCGGGGAACCCGACATTGGCGAGGTAGCCATGCGGCTCCTCGCAATCCAGCATCTCGAGGATCCAGCGCGCGCCGGCGCATACCCGCTCAGTGAGGCGGTTCACCCAATTCTTCATGCTCTGCCCCTTCTTTCTGTTCCGCGCGCCGCTTGATCAGCGCGTCGTTAAGATCCTTGCCGCCATCGCCGTTGAGCCAGACGCGCACCTGGCGGCCAGCATCGGCATGCGCACGCACCGCGCGGCCGAGGGCCTCACGTGCCTGCGGGCCTTCATCGCGATCAGCCACCAGCGTCACCGAGGCGATCGCTGGAGGCAGCTCGACCGCCGCGAGATTGGAAAGACTGATCGTCGAGAGGATCCGCGCCTCGGGCAGCACCACCGCGCAGCTCAAGGCGTCCTCGATCCCTTCGGTCAGAAACACATGGCTGCCGGGATCCGCCTCGGAGAGGCGCTTTCCCTTGCCGCCGCGCGGGCCCAGCCCGCGCCAGATGTGGATCGAGGCTCCCTTGTAATCGCCCAGGACCTTCTTGGCCTCCGGCAGCTGTGCCTTGCCCCACCGGCCGCGATCGTCGAGGCCCAGATAGGTGCGGTGGCAGGCGACCCCGTCGCCCTTGAGATTGCAGGCCAGCGAGAGCATCGCCGGGAACTCGCCCTCGATGATCTCGCCGGTCTCCGGATCGACGTGCTTGTAGTAGCAGGCCGGATGAAACCGCAGCGCACGGGGCTGGAAGCCCAGGCGCTCGAGGTCGATCCCACGCGCATCGCGCAGGTAATGCTCGACGGGGGTGTTCTTGATCTTCTCGCGCGCCGACAGCCAGAGCGCGAAGGCCTGCTTGCGCCGCTTCGCGCGCTTGGCCGCTTCATCCCGCCGCGCCTCTGCCTGCCGTTGCCGCGCCCGCTCGGCCGCGGCCTTGCGACGCGCGATATCCTCGGGACTATCCGCCTGTAGACCAAGGAAGCTCCGGGCTTCGCGGAAGGCGGATTTCAGGTCGCAGCCCAGGGAAAGCGCAATCAGATCCAGCAGGTCGCCATGAGATTGGTGGCTGGGACCATATTCGTTCCAGCGGCCCGCCTTTGGCCCGGAGATCCATACGACGAAGCTTCCAACGCGACGATCGATCCGCCCCGGGTTTAAGGTCCAGTAACCGCCACGATCGATATAGGAACCTTGAGCCCAGGGCGCATAATACCGCGCCACGTCCTCGACGCGATCGAGCAGCATGCCCTTCACGTCCTCGACGGTGTATGTCTGGCGCGCCGCGTTCATGGGTCAGGCCTCGCGCTCGTAGCGTGCGCGCAGCACCTGCATCAGCTTGCGCTGGTGCTCCATGCTCTCGAACTTCCCGCCGGGAACGAGGGCGCGGAACCGCGCCATGATCTCGCCCACCTCGACGCCCAGCTGATCGGCCATCAGCGCCTTGTCGATGCCTTTGGCGAGGCCCTCGATCAGCACGATGTCGCGGCCGGTGGTCCAGCCGCCCTTCTGTCCGATGGCATCCAGATGCGCCTCGATCGAGCGGTCGGTCGTCGGGATAGGAGCATGTTCAGCGGGCTCCGAGGTGCCCGCAACCACCTCGGCACTGCCGGCCGGCTCTTCTCTCCGGTCCGGATTGGGGCCTTGATCCTGCGTCACCGCTAAGGTCGGTTTCGGCACAGGCTCTGCGGGCCCGTCGGTATTCTGTTCTGGCTCGTCGACGGCGCTCGGCAGCTTGGACATGTAGATTGCGACCGTCTGCAAGCGGCGGTTCAGATCGGCCGCTACATCTGCTGCGGGTCGACCCTTCAGTCTTGCCGAGGCCATCACGGCCTTTTCGTGATCGCTGAGCGGCCCCATCACCACCTCGCCCGACGGGGCGGAGGTGGCAGCCTCCGCCCCGGCCTCCGGCGCAGCACTTCCTGCCACCGCGCCGTTATCTACCGAAGAGGTCGGCTCGGGCGGGAGATCCTCCGCCTCGCTCTCCGGCGCGGGTTGCTCAGCCAAGGGGGAGGGCTGAGGGTCGATCGAGGGCGCGCAACGCCCCACGAGCACTTGGCGAAACTCCTGCGCGATCTCCTGGTGACGCAGCGGGTCCAGAACGCAGGTCACGGCCGGTGTTCCGATCGGAGATCCGACCGGAACCGGGAAATGCCTTGCAGCCTGCAGCATCTGGTGATCTGCAGCCCATTTCAGAACGGCGCGAACGGCAGGCGGCACGCTGAATTCGGAAAGATTACCTTCGTCGATCAGTCTGGCTTCGAGATCGAACAGCGTCGCGAGGTCAATCGAGGCCCCGTTATAGTCATCATAGGTCTTCCGGGCGTCATCCATTACGCACCTCCCTTTCTGCGGCTTGAAGAACCTCCCAGGCGCGGGCGAGCCGGTCGGCGTGCCAGCGCTGCAGCAGCAGCTGCGCATCCCACATCGCCCGCGCATGCTCGGCCCCCTTGCGGGAGGCGAGCGCGGCGAGGATTGCTTCGCCCGCATCGGCGAACTCGCTCACGATCGGCAGCGTCCGGTTCGCCAGGGGCAGCACGTCGCGCAGGATCGAAGAGATGGATTTCACATGGTGCTCGCCGCCCGAGACGTTGTTGGCGAGCCAGCCGACGCAGTGCATCAGCGTGTGATCAGCGGAGGAGAGGCGCGGAGCATTCACCATGACGCCACCCAGATCCGGATCAGATGCACCGCGGTCGAAACCGGCGCGTCGATCAGGTTCAGCACGCTGAGCCAGAGCGCCGCGAACCAGATCCAGCGCGAGAATGCGGTCATGCTCTCGGCCGGCTCAACGAAGACATGACGGACAGACCCCGCGCGGCCACGATCGATCTCGCGGGCCAGCTTGATCTTCTCTTCCGGTGTCAGACACACAGCGACAACGCTGGTGCCGCGCGCCGATGACAATCGCAGCATGTCCGGCAGCTCGTTGAGGCCTTTGCCTGGATATTCGATTACTGGATCAACCATGGATGTCGGCCCTCCCGGCATCGGGCGCATCGGGGCGCGCGGCGATCTCGACTGCGCGGGTCAGCTCTTGGCCAAGCTCCGCCACCCGATCGGGGCGGCGCATGTTGATCTCGTAAGCGGTCTTGAAGCGGCTGATCTCGGCGCGCAGCGGATCTGTGTCCTCGAGGTGATGCTCGGCCTGATACCAAAGTGCATCGACGGCGGACGGCTCGAGCCGCCCGGCCTTCGCGGCCATGGCGACAGAAAACGCCCCCATGCGTACCTTCATCGCATCACTGCCCATCGCGACCTCCCGCGAAAAGGCGGGCGAGGCCGAAACCTCGCCCGAAGTCAGGACAGGGAGCAGTGACGGCGCGCATGACCCCGCGCGCCACAGGGAACTGGTTGGGGCGGCAGGCACACACTGCCCGGCCCACCGCCCCGCCCTGCGCTCGCATCGCCTGTTTCGCTTGCGCAGGGATCTGGATGCGATGCGGCCGACCCGAGGGAAAGCGGGTGGACAAGGCCGCATCGCTGATCGGCGCCGGGATGGAGAAGAGCGCCGATGTTTCATGGAGGCGGAGCGGCGCACGCCGGGTGAGGCCCGCGCACCGCTCCGCCGACGCGGCCGGGAGGAACTGCCAAGAAAAACCCGCCCGCATCATTCCGCAGCCTCCCGCGCCGTGTCGCGGCGCAGCAGGATCTCGTCCACCTCGGCGCGCGGCGCGCCCCAGATCAGATGATCGGCCGTCAGCCCAAGCCCGCGAGCGGCGGAATAGGCGAGGATCCGGCGCATCACGCGAGCGCCAGGCACGTCGCCCGCATCGCGGATCGCGCTCGCCCGGCGCCAGGGAAACACCGTGGTGCGGTGAACCCCGGCCGCCTTGGCCACGCGGTCGACCCCGCCGAGCAGGGCCTCGCATACTTGGACTGGTGTGAGGTGTGCAGTCATAACACTAGATGGTGTAATCGCAAAAAGTGCGACGCGCAATCAAGAATTTGCGATTTAGGCACATCAATTTGCGATCCTGCGTGACTAGGTATGTCACGATGGATGACAAGTGGTTCAAACAGCAGCAGAAGCGGGTCGGAGTAACGGCCGAAGATATCGCGCGACACTTGGGGCGCGATCGATCGGTCGTGTCGAAGATCTACACAGGTCAGAGGTCGATGACGTTAGACTTCGCGCGCAAGTTTGCTGAGGTGCTGGACGTTCCCTTGGCAGAGGTTCTTGAGCGTGCGGGCGTTGGAACGGGTGTCGAATTGAAGAGCATGGCCCCCGGGATCTCTGAGGGTGATGCTGTGCCTTGGTCGCCAAAGGAAAACGATCGTCGCAGGACGCCAACGATTGCCGAAGCCTTTGGTGCAAGTGCGGGCGTTGATATCTGGCGGGTTCAAACCGGGTCTATGGCGCTACAGGGATATATGCCTGGCGATTACATGCTAGTTGATACGCATCAGGCTGAGCGTGCGAAAAATGGCGATGTGGTCGTCGCCCAAATTTTCGACAATGCGAAAAACCGAGCGGTAACGGTGCTGCGTAGGCTTGAGACGCCAGTTTTGGTCGCCGCATCGATGGAGCCGGGAGACCGGCGCGTGCATGTTGTCGATGGGATCAATGTGGTGGTGCGTGGCAAGGTTATCGCAAGCTGGCGGATGGGCGATGAGGCGCGAAAGCTTAGCGAGGACGAGGTCCGCGCTATCAACCAATCCGCGCACGGGATAAAGTCCACTGGACCAATTCGCCCAAAGCTTACCACTAGGCGAAAAATCGACACTGACATTTGGATCGCCGGGGGAAGTAGCGAGGATCAATGATCGACGCGTATGGCGAGGGATGGCCGACAGACTACGTCGAGCAAGACGCGTTTGATCGTGCGAAAACCAAATGGCACGACCGCTCTTGGCTCTCAATTTTTCTAATCTGCGTGTCGGGCGCCTATGCCATGGACCACTATTTCTGGTGGACCAGGCTTGAATGGGTTTTGAGCTTGGGGTTCCTCCTGAGCATCCCGCTTTTAATCGGTATAAATATGGCCGCTGAGGGGATCGGGGATTGGGCGGGGCGACGCGCTGTTCTCCTCCATCGCTACGGGCCCTCTCGGCAAAAAATGCGATAATCGCACAATTTGCCTTGACAGTGTGCGGTGCCCACTCCTAACTCTTGATGCAGAACCACTGCACCAGGAGCCAAGCCCATGGCACACTCGCCTCTCGTTCCGCCGGCCGAACTCGGCCCGATCTCCGATAAAACCCTCGAACACGCCATCTCGGCCGCGACGAACGTAGAGCGCGCGCTGGCCGACGATGGCGGCCTCGATCATCTCGACCCGCACTCGGCCGAGCTGCTGCTTCTGGTCGCGCGTCCGGCCTTCGAGGAGCTGCTGCAGTATCGCCGCCGCATGAACGTGATCCGGGACCTTGCCGCTGACGACAAGGTCATCCTGATGCCGGGGCGCTGAGCGATGAAGATCTTCTCGCTCCACACGATCGAACAGCGTCACCGCACCCATCGCATCGCCGCGCGTGATGCGGCAGCTGCGGAACGCGCTCTGAAATCCCGTCTGCCGCGCGGCGCCCGGATCATCGAGCGCGCCGTGGCGGTCGACATCGACGCCGACGCAAGCTCGGCCGAGGCGGCGATCTCCCATCTACTCTCCACCGACTTCCTGCAGCTCGACGCCGGGATCGACGCGAAGATCGAGGACTGGGTGCTCCACGCCCGCTCTCAGCGCCACCTCCCGTCTGCGCTTGCGCGGATCAATGCAGGGCTCGGCCCGGTCGGCCTGCGCGTAAGCGCGGATGATCGCCTCTGGATCGGCTCCGCCGCGTCCGTGCCAGCGATCGGCCTGATTTTCGAGGGCACCGAATGGGCGGGCACCGGCCTGACTTCGGCTCTCCGCCACATGACCGGGGCAGAGCTCTCCAACATGACCTTCGCGGGCAAGCGCGCCCGGGCCGTTGGCCTGCCTTTGTCCGTCGTCTTCGCCATCCAGCCGCAAGAGGTGACGCAGTGACCATCTCCATCCCCATGCCGACCGAACTGATGACCGCAGCGGAGCGCGCCGGCTGGCGCATGGCCTGTGAGGCGATGCGGCTGAACGGTGCTCGGATCGAACGCTCCGGCAACCAGATCGGCTCCAATGACGAGACCACCGTCCGCAAGGGCGATCTGCTGACCCATTGCGGGAAGATGGTCCAGGTCGTCGCCGATCTGACCGAGATCCAGCTTGAGCATCGCCGCGTGGGTCCGCCTGTCAGCGTGGCGGCACCGCCGAGCGACACCCTCCTCTGATTACCCCACGGGGGCCGCCCGCGAAGCGCTGCTCGCCTTCGCCCCCACGCACCCCACGCTCCAGCCGCAGGCGGCAGGCGGGAGCCAACGAGAAAGCAGAACCGATGCACGCACTGTTCACAGGTTTCCGGGCCATGCTGCGCAACTGGCTGCAGCATTACGCTCTCGCTTCGGCCGAGCCCGAGACGCAGGACGACTTTACCGCCTCGATCGCGCGCCAGCGCGCGGTGCTCGAGGCCCGCAATAACGGGGGGCTGAAATGAACCGTGCCAACCGTACCCGACCGATGCTCTCGACCGACCTTGTCCAGGCACTCACCTTCGCCCGCTCAGCTCATCACCTGATTGTCTCTGTGCAGGAGATCGCGGCGATAGCGCATTGCAACCCGGCGACGCGCCCGCTCGGCATGGGCCTGGACGCTGCTCTGGCCGAGGCGTTCCCGGAAGCGCCGCGCGCCGTTTCGAGCGCGCCCTTTCGTGACGGGAGGGCGGCCTGATGACTGAGCGAACCTTCATCGACACCGCCGAAGTCGCCGAGATGCTGGGCCTACCGTCGTCGCAAGCCTTCCTGATCCGCAGAACGGATCTCGAGGACCATCACGGATTTCCGATCCCGATGCCGCACTGGAAGCGCCCGCTGAAATACCGCCGCGACCAGATCGAGCACTGGATCGAGATGAACGGCACGCCGAAGGGCGAGGATCCCGCGATCGACCCGGCGCTCATTGCATCGGGCAAGGTCCGGATGCTCGCGGAGGCGCGGCGGTCATGAGCGATTATCATTTCACCGCCGGCATCCTGCGCGACCAGATCGTGTCGGAGCTCGCCGATAACCTCGAGCAGACGCCATACGTGGTCGCAGAGCTCGCGTCTCGCCTGGAGCGAGGCACGATGGACTTCGATGACTTCATGGATGGGGTCCGCACCCTCGATGACAATCAGCAAAAAGCACTGCTGACCTTTTGCAATGCGGTGTCGCTGAGCCTCTCGGAAGAAACCGTCTGATGCGCCGCAAGCTCGCCATTGGCGCGGGCATCGCAGCGCTCTGGCTGATCCTGCTCTGGATCATGCCCGGTCCGACAATCGGGGCCACCGTCACCACTCTAGGAACCGCCGCGCTCGCACATGGGCTCGGCTACGACTGAACCGGAGCCATAATGAACAAGCCGCTGATAAACGAACCGAACGCATGCGCTCGCATAATCTCTGAGATCGCGCAGACATGCTTCCTCATCGGGGCGGAAACTGAGTTCGACGCCTTTTTCCGCTGGAGCGGGCACGTAGGCGCGATCGACGTCATGGTATTCTCAAAAGAGGAGACCAGGTGGCACCCGGGAGATGCGCTTCTGAGATTTGAGGAGTACCTCACGCAGCCAGGTGCGGACCAGCATCCAGATTTCTGGACCGGCACCTGTCAGCGGGCTGAGAAATTCGCGGCACAACTCAACGCATTTCGTGAAGAGAACCGCCGCTAAAATCAAACCGTCGGACAAGCCCATGCCCAAACGCCTGATCCCTAATCCGCCCAACGGCCTGCGTGAACGCACGCGCTCGAATGGCACCACCCGTCTCTGGTGGGAACCGTCGGCCGCCGCCCGCAAGCTCGGTTTCTCCTCTGTCGAACTCGACGAGCGTCGTCTCACCTGGTCGAAGCGCGAGGCCGAGCGGCTCAACGCCGAGCTCGCACGCGCGATCGCCACTGGAAAACGCGAAGCGCCGAGCCCGATGGGCCGCTCGATCGAAGCCTTGATCGAGAAATATCGTCGCTCGACCCGCTGGACGGACCTCAAGCCTGCGACGAAATCCGATTACGAGGCGAGCTTCCGGCTTATCCTGCGGAAGTGGGGCCCGTACCAGGTGCGCGACTTCGACAAGTCGATTGTGCACGCCTGGTACGAGACGCTGCGCGACGGCTCGGGCGAGTGGCAGGCAAAGAGCCTGATCCGGAAGCTCTCGATCCTGATGTCCTACGCAGAGATCCTCGGCTGGCGGCCGGACGGCTCGAACCCTTGCGCGAAGCTGGGCCTCAAGACGCCGAAAGGCAGGGGCCGCGTAGTGAGCTGGGAGGAGTTCGACGCGTTGCTTGCCACGGCCGACGACATCGGCCTGCCCTCGATCGGTACGGCCATGGTGCTTTCGCTCCTCCATGGACAGCGTCAGACGGATTGCTTCTCCGCCCGCATCGAGGACTTCCACCAGCTCGAGTTCATCCAACCCGACGGGGCTGTCGCATCGGGTTGGGTCTGGATCTTCGACCGCTCGAAGCGTGGCAACGAGGGCGCCCTGCAACTGCACCAGGATGCGGTTGCCCGCATCGAGGCCGCGATGGCCGCAGCGGCAGAGGCGGGCCGCAGTGGCGCGGATCCGCTGCTGCACGACGAGCGTCTCAATCGACCCTATGAGCGAGACCTATTCCAGCGCCGCTGGCAGGAGGTTCGCGCTGAGACGATCGCGCGCGACGAGAGCGGCGCATTGCGCTCGATCGAGACAATGCAGTTCCGGGATCTGCGCCGCACCTTCGGCGTGCTGGCCCGCCGCGCCGGCGTCGAGCGTGACGACATCGGCGATGTGCTCGGCAACACGATCGCGAGCAACGCGCAGCTCGCCATGATCTACACCCCGGCCGAGATCGAGACCCGCTCGCGGGCGATCCGTGCTATCAAGAGACCTTCGACGGAGAAAAAGGCATGACGCATGCCACCTGCGCAGATCCGCGCTGCGGACACATCCTCGGTAAAGACAACGTCTCCGGCTGCTGCGCGCTTCACGCGCACGGCGCGCACTGCCAGTGCGAACGGTGCCGGAACAAGCCGAAGCCCTTGCCCGAGTGGCTCGACGGTACGGCAGAGAAGCGCTCAGCTTCCGTCACCTGCATCAGCTCAACCTCGAGCACCAATCATGTCGTGAAGGTTTCGCTACCGCGGGAACCATGGTCATAAGGGCGCGTTTCTCAGCAACGAAAGGGTGACGCTACCGCTGTTCCAACCGCTGGTTGTGCCAATTATGACTCGCATTGGCCATAAAATGAGCGGATTTTTGGCATTACGTTCACGTGACGTGCGGTTGGTTCGTGACAAACCGTCACTAGATTTCGTAAATCTAGTATATGGGAGGATATCCGGTCGCTGCTGCGATTTGGATGAAAAGGACTGGACAAATGAAACTCAACGCATGGAAGAACGACAAGTTGCTTGAGCGTCTCCAAAGGGATGCGGGTCGAAAAATGTCGGAACGTGAGATCCGGCAGCAGAAGATTTCGTTCGTCATGGGGTCGCTCGACGAGAAAAGCGACCTCACTCGTGACGACGTTGCAAAGCTCATCGATGAGCATGAGGGCCGAGAGCACGAGGACGAAGCTGCTTGATCCTCTACAACATTTTCCAAAACGAGGCGCATCCTGAGTACAAGAAGCTCGCCGCTTCAAACGGGGTGCGCCACTACGATTTCCTCAAATCTATTGTCGAAGCTGCTATCGGGTCGCAGCAATTGCACCTGTCGGGTACGATAGTAAAAGCCCTGAACTTCCACGCGATCGCCTGTCTGCACACTGACGCAGGACAGTGGCGATCGGGGAAAGTGTACATGTCCTCTGAAGATGGTCTCAAGGATATGTTTCCCGAGCCTTGGCAGCTTCCGGACACGATGGATCAGTTCATCAACGAGGTGAACCGAGCGTGGCTGGAAGCCGATCCCTTAACGCTTGGAGCGTATGTACTGTGGCGGCTCAATCTCATCCATCCATTCTTCAACGGGAACGGAAGAACTGCTCGCGCGGCCTGCTACTTCGTTATTTGCGTCAAGCTCGGTGGTTGGCTTCCGTATTCGACGATCCTGCCAGAAAAGATCGTCGAGAATCGGCCTGAGTACATCGAGATACTGAAGCGGGTGGATGCCTCCGCTGCACTTGGGGCCTTGGACTTGAGTGAGCTCACCGCTTTCCTCGATCGTCTTCTCCAGGAGATCCACGACCGAGATCAGCCGGGAGAAGCGCCGCCAGCGCAACCTTAATCCTCGCGTCGTTACGTAGATGTCCTGGACGAGGCTACCCGCCCAGGACAACGCTTATCAAACCAAGATCGACTGGAGCGCAGCGCGCAAGCTGCCAGGGTGGATGCGGCCTTTGAGGACAGCATCCACTTGCGATTGGCTCACATCGAACCAAGCCGCAATAGCAGCAATCGATTTGCCTTGAAGGTTGTGGCGCCACACGTCGGTGGCATCGTCAAAGTCGAGCCAGTGGCTCATCGTCGAGGCGTTCAT